TGTATTATTCAAAGATGAATGGAATTTAGTTATAAATGAGAGAGAAACTCAACACACAAATACTTTTTATTTAATATCATCTAACAATTATTATACATTCGACCAACCATCAAATATTGAATTCGATAATTATTTCTTTTATTTCTGGGGTATTGGAGAGGGTGAGAATATTACTGCTGGTAATATGAGAAAAATTAAATTAACTATAAAAGAACTATACTCAAATCAAAATAATTTTGTACCTTTGGAAATAGAGTATAGATTATTTACAACAAATGGTGAAAAATATGAGATTGATATTATTCCATTTACAAAAATTAATAGAACAAGTGTTGGTTATGAGTTTAATCTTGATACTTCATGGTTAATTCCACAAACATATAAATTACAACTCAGAATGAAAAACGGTAATTATTACGAAAATAAACAAACTTTGACCTTTACTGTGGTTTCTGATAATTTAATATAAAATAATGAAAATATTTTTGATTTTTTAAAAAATTGCTTGTATTTATGATGAATGAAGGCTATATTTGTAGCATAAATTATAATTGAAAAATAACTTTACTGTAAAAATTTATTGAAATGGAAAAACAAACACAGACAGGCGAAGACTTGTCACAATTAAAATCAATGTTTTCTGACTACCAGAAAAAACAATCACAAAAACAAGGTAGAAAATCACGAGAAGATATCTTAAAAAAGTATTTTGTTCCTAGAAATACAAAAGAGACCTTCAGAATCCTCCCACCAAAAGCAGGTAAAAAATACATAGAAGAAGCATTCTTCCATGCTGTTACTAGTAATGCAGCAGGTGGAAAGAAAAAGCATGGCACAATAATTTATTGTCCTGCTCACAACGACCCAAAAGTTCCTAAATTAGACCCGAATGGTGAAAAAATGTTGGATACTAATGGTGCTCCAATAATGATTCCTGCACCCTGTCCTTTATGTGCGAAATATAAGGAATTAATTAAGACTCAAGACCCATCAATTAAAGGGGTTAAGAAGGAAAATATGAATGAATTCCAATTGAAAGTTAAAGCGAAAAACGATTTGATTTACAAAGAAGCAATTAAATGGGAAGCTAAGAAATTCTATATTGTAAGAGGTATTGACAAAGGACAAGAAAAAGATGGTGTTAAATTTTGGAGATTTAAACATAATTATAAGAATCAAGGAACTCTTGATAAATTACTTCCTATTCTACAGGATTATGTTGATAATCAAAAATCGGACTTTTCAAGTGCTGAAAATGGTACTGACCTTAATATTATTATGACTGATAGTGAATTTAATGGTCATGTTTACAAAGCTATTTCAGCAATTACCGCTAAAGGTAAATCACTTCTTCATCAAGACCCTCAAGTTAGACAAGCATGGCTTGATGATGACATAATTTGGAGAGACGTATTTAAGCCAAAACAAGCACCAAACATGTCACCTTATGAATTCTTAGTGTCTGTTGCGGATGGTGTTAATCCTTATTGGGAAGATACTGACCAAACGAATAAACATTGGGTATTCCCGGGTCGTCCAGATTTGGAAGAAAAAGCCAATACTCGTACAATGAATCTTGATAGTGAGGATGATAATTTCGAACAAGCAAGTGATGTTGTTAACGAAGAACTTCCACGTGTTACTATCAGTAATATTACACCTGATAAAGTAGGTGAATTTAATGATGATGCAAGTGATGTTGGTAAAGAAGTTGCTGCTGAAGCAAATACTAATGTAACAGCTACTGAACCAGTTGCAACAACAATTGAACCAGTAGCAGAAACTGTTAGTGCTCCTGTAGCTGAAACAGTTGGTAGTGTCGATGATTCATCAGATGAACCTGATGATTATGATGATTATGATGATTTGCCATTCTAAAGGTAATAATTAAGTTTAAAATAAGGGGAGATTATGTCTCCCCTTATTAAGCTAACCAATAAACACACATTTATGGCTAAGAAAAATACAGAAGTACCCGCAAATGCGGTAAGAAAACCAACACCTAAAAAAAATTTCTCATTAGATAATTTCAAAAAGAAAATTGGTGCAGTAGAAATTCCATCAAAACCACTTAAATGGATTCCGATTGATGATGGTTTAAGGGAAGCAACTGGAATGCCCGGGATTCCAAGAGGATATGTTACACTTTTTCGTGGTTTTACTAATACTGGTAAATCAACAGCACTTATGCGTTCAATTGTTAATGCACAAAAAATGGGTGATTTCCCAATAATTATTGATACTGAAAACAATATTGATGAAGGGAATAAACGATTAACATTAATGGGTTTTGATTGGGATGGTGAATATCTTCTTATAAATAATAAATATCTTCTTGAAAAATATGGTATTCTTGAAGATAAAGATAGAAAAGAAGCTGCTATTGAAGATATGGGGAAAGCTATTTATGATTTTCTTGATATGCAGAAAAGTGGTCAATTACCACGTGATGTATTTATTGGAATTGATTCAATTGGGACATTAAATTGTATTAAAACAATTAATGCGTTGGAAAAAGATACAAATGATAATAATCAGTGGAATGCTGGTGCTTATGAAAAATCATTTATGTCGTTACTAAATAACGCAATACCAAATACTCGTAAAGTGGATTGTGAATTTACAACAACAGTTGCTGCTGTCCAGAAAATTTGGTATGATGGTATGAATAAAGTTGTTAAACATAAAGGTGGTGAAGCAGTCCATTATTGTTCAAGATTGGTTTATCATTTTGGTGGTGTTCTTACACATGGAACACGTAGAGTAAGTGCGACCAGTAAAGGTCGTGATTTGAATTATGGTTTTGAAAATAAGGTTAATATCGCTAAGAATCATATTGATGGTGAATGGGGTGGGATTTCTCTGGAAGGAAAAATAATTTCAACACCACATGGGTTTATTTATGGTGATAAAGACCACGAAAATGCTTATAAAAAAGAACATATTCTTTATTTTCGTAATAAATTTGATGATGATACTTTAACTGCTGATGATATTGAATTCAAATCTCAACCAATGGATGCTGATGGAAATGTTTCATTCGAAGAAAGTATTATTGAAAGAAGTAGTGATAATGTTGAAGAAGCTGAATAAATGAAAATTAGAACACTTTTAGTTGATAGTTCATATCTTTTAAAACGTTCATATCATGGGGCAAAAGATATAGAAACCACCAATTTCGGACATATTGGTGGTTTATATTCTTTTTTAACAACTGTTCGCAAAATGATTAAAGAACACATGATTAATAAAGTTGTGTTGGTTTGGGATGGTGAAGGTGGTGGTATTTTTCGTCATAGAATAGATATGGCATATAAAGCAAATCGTAAAACCAAAGAATGGAGCAAGAGAATTGAAATGACTGCTGCTGAAATCAGAAATGAAAATAAAAAGAAAGAATCACTTCTTAAACAGCGACAAAGAATAAAGGCATATGGTGAAGAATTATTTTTAAGACAAATCGAGGTTGATGATGTGGAAGCTGATGACCTTATCGCTGCATATTGTTTACAATATAATAATAAAGAAGAAATTTTTATTTACTCAAATGATAGGGATTTTGCACAATTACTTGACTTAAATCTCACAATAATTTTCCCTAATATTGACCAACCAATTACAAAATCAAATTATATGATGCATTTCAAACATCATTATAGTAATGCATTGATTATGAAAATTATTTGTGGTGATAGTGCTGACAATATCGATGGTGTTGGTGGTGTTGGTGAGAAAACATTGTTAGAACATTTTCCAGAATTAAAATTTAAAAAATTAACAGTAAGGGAAATATGTGGACGTGCAGATAAAATCAATCAAGAAAGAATTTTAAATAAAAAGAAACCATTAAAAGCCTTGGGAAATCTTATAAGTCCTGAAGGTATTGAAAGATTAAAAACTAACTTTCAATTAGTAAATCTTAGAGAACCAATACTTACCGATGAGGCAGTTGAGGAACTTAAACAACTTGAACTTCCATTATCACCTGAAGGTAGAGGAAGTGCTAATTTGGTTAAGATGATGAACGAAGACCAATTTTTAACTGTTTATAGTAGTAATTTTGTACAATATGTTGAACCATTTTATACAGTAATTATGCATGAAAAAGATTTACTTACAGAATATTATAAAAATAATAAAGGAAGATTGTAATTTCCTTTTAATTTCAAAGTATTCTCTCTATATTTGTGATAGACAGTAATAATCAAAAAAAAAAATAATGAACGAAAAGGAATTTACTAACTTATTTAAATTCTCACTCACCCAAGGCGATATTTTGTTATGTGAAGTAATGTTTGATGCTAATAAATTTAATCCTTTTACAAGATATTCAATTGATATAAGAGATATTCTTCCTCGTGCAATCACAAAACTACAAAAAGTTTTATCAAGAAGAAGTTATGATGTTATATTTGATGTTGGTTTAGATTCGGATTCTGAAGAAAAATCATATAATTTACTTAAATATCATCAGATGATGATTTCTAAATATCCAGAAGAATTTAGAAATATAATGCGTTATTTTCCCATTCCTGTTGTTCGAAAATTTGAGAATAAAACAATTAGGGGTGTTGAATGTAAAATTGGATTATATATTAATAACAATCCTATCGTAGAAAGACAATTCTATGTAGATGGGTTTAATCCTGTTGCTAGACATTCTCTCGATGTTATGTACACAGTATCTGATATTACGGAAATTATTAGAAACAAAATTAAACGGAATGACATTAAAAATATGTGGGATGAT